AAAAAGTTTATTCTTAGAGTTAGGCCACCCAGCTGATAGAGAAGAAACAGACATGACTTGTGTTTGTGCCTGTATCCCAGAAATGCCTAAAATTGTCAATGATGATTTATATGCTTATGTTGACATATTAGACACACCAAATGGCAAATTATTAAAAACACTTTGTGATTATGGCTTTGTTCCTGGTATCTCTTCAAGAGGTTCCGGTGATATTATGGCTAATGATGAAGTTGACCCTGAAACATTCTTCTTAGAAACATGGGACATCGTTCAACTTCCTGCTGTTAAAAAAGCAAGACTTGCAATGTGTGAAAGTTTTGATGGCAAAAAACCATTAAAAGCAGTATTACAAGAAAGCTATGATGCTGCTAATGACGAAGATAAAAAAGTAATGAAAGAATCGTTAGATAACTTAGATATTAAATTAGACGAACCTATTGAAGAGGAAATTCCTATTGAAGATCCAGAAGCTCCAATTGAAGAAACATTAGTTGAAGCTGAAGAGACTGTTGAGGAACCTGTTGAAGAAACTCCAGTTGAAGAAACTGAAGAAACTCCTGCAGAAGAAACTGAGACTCCTGTTGAAGAAGAGCCAAAAGTAGAAGAAGTTGCTTGGACAGTTGGAGACTTCAAAAATAGTTTAAATGATTATGATGAAAGCCGTTCACTTGAATGGAAACCAATTATAATTGATAATGTTGAATACCCTATTACTGGCATTGTATTTGATGACAGTGAAGAAGGAAAACTTATTACAGAAGTTAGTTATACTCTTCCTAAAGAAGAGAATACTATAAATGATGAAGAAGCGGTTGCTGAAGAGCCTGCTGAAAGTGAGCCAGAAGTTTCTACTGAAGAAGCTGGTGATGCCGGAGATGATGAAGTAATTGAAAGCTTAAAAGAAGCAGTTCGTCAGAAAGACCTACTTGAAAGTGAAGTCCGAGATCTTAAAAATCAAAAGACAGTCAGTGATGCCGAAGTACAAGGTTTGAAAGAAGAGCTTGAGAAATACAAGGGCGGCTTCATAAGAGTAAGTGAACTTGCATCTAAATCAACAAGTCTCACTAAGGAAAATAAAGTCCTTAAAGAGCAATTAAATCTTAAAGATACTGAAATCAAAGATTTAAAACAAAAAGTCGAAAACCACATCAGTTTAACAGAAAGTGTTAATGCTGAAAAAGCAACAGTTAAAGATTTAACTGAAAAATTAGCTAAAGTTCAAGCTGAAGCTGAAGAAACAGAAAAATCATTAACTGAAGAGCTTGAAGCCAGCAAAAAGAAAGCTCAAGATAGAACAAATCTTGCGAAATCTTATAAAGCTAAATATGATGCTGTTGTAGAGCGCTATGTTGCTAATAAAGCAAAGATGCTTGGTGTTAGACCTCAAGATATTACTAGCAAGCTTGTCGAGAACTACTCGCTAGATGATATCGACAATGTTTGCAATGAGCTACTTAATGAAAGTAGACCTCAATTCGGTTTGGTTGGTGGTAATCCAAGAGTAAGAGTCAATGAGTCAGTCAAATCTGAAAAGAAAGTGATTGATCCAGACAATGGCTACGAAATTGACGATGACTTGCTAATTCTAGCCGGATTGAAATAAGCTGACAACTTACTGTCAATAATTAAATAGGAGAAAACAATGAGACAAAATTTACTTGAGACTTATAGTCGTCAATTAAAGGTTGCTGAAGCCTACGTTGCCAAAAACTTCGATGGCAAACAAATTTCAGCAAATACTCAACTCACTACTGCTGTCTTATTAGACAACACAAACCGTTGGTTAACAGAAGCCATGAGCACTGAAGCCACACAACGTTCTGACTTAGGCGATTGGAAGAAATTCTGCTTAAATTTAACAAATATTGCTGTTCCATCATTAATCGCTAACGACCTCGTTATCGTTCACCCAATGACAAGCTACAGCGGCTCCGTTGCTTACTTAAGCTACGTCAGCAAAACTGATAAGGGTGGCATTAAGAAAGGCTTCGAATTCAACGGTGTCTTCGGTCTTGGTGCTTCCTCACCAGAAAGAACTGCCTTCTCTTCACAAGTTATTGTTGAAAAAATCGGATCTGATGGAAAAACTTCCTTAGAACCAGTTGAATGCGGTAAATTTGTTGTTAAAGAAGAAGGAAAAGAAGTTGCATATGATGCTAAAGTTATCGCTAAAGATGGTACAGTTTCTTACAAGAAAGCTTCCGAAATGCACGATTTACCAGAAGGTGTCAGAGTTGCATACTTCTCAAATGAATTCCAAATGGAACATGTTCCTGCAGAAGACATTCCAACAATTGGTCCAAAAATGGAAAGAATCGCTCTTGTCGCTGAGCCAAGACGTATCGCTGTCCGTTACGATCAAATCACTGCTTTCCAAGCTAAAACTGACTATGGCTTCTCACTCGACAAACAAATCGCTGAGCAAGCTTGCGGTGAATTAGCTTACGAAATCGACACTGAAATCGTCGAAATGTTAGCTGAAGGCGCCAAAGAAGGCGACGTCAAGTTAACTTGGGACAGAACTCTTCCTGTCGGTGTTTCTAAATTTGAACACTACAATGGTTTCTTAGAAGTCATTGAAGAAGCAAAAGCTGAAATCTACCGCAGAACTGGTAAATTCCATCCTAACTACATGGTCATCGCTGCTGATGTCCTCCCAGTCTTACGTTTCGTTAATGGTTTCACAGCTGTTAAGAATGCTAAGATGAATGGTCCTTACAAAGTTGGTGAATTAGATGGTCTTAACATCTACGTCTCCCCAGCTCTTGGCAAAGGCGAATTCTTCCTTGGTTTAAACGGTTCCGATATGATGAGCTCTGCTGGTGTCTACGCACCTTACATGGCTATCGTCCCAACCCAATTACTTGGAACACCAGACGGTGGTTTAGCACAAGGCTTCTCAACATGGTATGCCAAAGCATTACTCAATAAGAATCTTCTTATTGCTGGTGAAGCTGATGAGAGACTTGTATGGTCCAAGACGCTTCCTGTTGGCGTTTCAAAGTT